TAAGCAATTTGGCAATGGAGTTGTAGTAAATGTATTACAACACATCTTGTTTTCAATTATTGAAAGGGGAATTTTATGAGCACTTTTGAAATAGGATCAAGGACGGCTCGTGGCGGTTTCGATCTGGAAAAGTTGGTAGTAGATAAGTTTAACAATTGGCAAAGTGATATTGATGCTGATAGGTGGTTATCTGTGATGGGAGTTGAGGCAAAGACGATCAAAAATCTAATGGCTCAGCAAATTCCAACTAGGATTCCCAGGAGTATATGTAGTAAATATGGCATAGAATTAGCAGACTTTGATGAAGTAAGCAGATTCAAAAAAGCTGATGTCCAAGTTAGGGTGGTAATTGTTTTAGTAGATAGAATACTAGTTTTTAACATATCCGTTAAAAAAGTGTCAACCACCAACGGCTTTAATCAAATAGATAAGCGCCCTGTAAGCATGTACCAATCAATGTGGAGATTTGATGATGATGTTGCCTATTGGCTTAAAGCATACACAGGGGAGATTTTTCCACAATCTATATCGGGAGTAGATTCCGCACGATTAAAAGACCCTCGTCGTTTGAATATGAACGAAATACCACCTGTAAAGGTTAAAAAGATACTGGATTTTTTTAATGCAAATAAGTACTTAATCGTAGCTGATACAATTAAGGGTCGTGGTTGTTTATCAGCAGAATGGTTTATAGTTGGAAGAGAGTTGGATGACAATGTCGAATGGATCATTAAGCCAATTAATGAGGTCGTTAATCATTATTGTGCTGGAAACGCAGTTGCGTCTACACAAGGGACTATCCATTTAGGAAGAGTAACTGTACAAAGAAAAGGTGGAACTCCAGATCCTACAAGCCTTCAGTTTAAAATTAACCCCGGGGAGTTGTTCGATGTCTAAATTTGACGAAGTTTTTAAAATCAATGCAGATAAATATTCCCTAGTAACTATAGAAAGAAATCAAATAGATAAGCTTAATGAGTTCCTTGAGCGGTTAGTAAAAGTGAAACGTACAGAGTTTCATCATCAAGTTGACGGGCTTTCAGAATTTAAACGCTTCTATACTGGATTTTTGGGTGAGTTAGCACTTGAGAAGTTCTTGAACATTAAATTCGTAGATTGGGAAATTGGGGATTCGTCAAAATTTGTAGTCTCTGATATGAAAAAGGTGGGGCTAAAAATTGGTATAAAAACCGTCAATTACGGCATGTTTCCTGTCATATTCAAAACATGCTATTATCCGGAAATCATCTGTGTGAAAATGAACGATAATGAAGTACAAATCTGTGGACTGGCAACAGTCAACATTCTTCACCAGTATCAATCCTTAGAGTATATTATGGACCCGAGATTGCGACAAAAAGGATCAAAAACCGCTTTTATTGGATTAGATCGTCTTTTGACCTTTAGTAGCATATCAGATCTTAAAACGTATTCTCAATGACACTTAGTAGATCGGAAACAATGAGTAGAGTTCGATCTAAGAACACAGCCCTAGAAATGGATTTCCGCAGAGCTCTGCATCATGCTGGAGTTAGGTATAGAGTCAATTCAACCCTTTTTGGAAAGCCAGATATTGTTATTAACAAATACAAGCTTGTTGTGTTCATCGACTCATGTTTCTGGCATGGATGCAAAGATCATTACCGCACACCTTCGACTAATGTTGACTATTGGAACAAGAAGATTTCTAGAAATATCAATAGAGACATAGAGGTAAACAATCATTACATGTGTATGGGATGGACAGTAATCAGAATTTGGGAACACGATATTAAAAAAGACCAAACTGTCTGTGTTAACCTAGTGCTAAAACATATCCAGCATAAAGAGATTTAGTAAAAATAGGAAGAATCAATGGATTACAACAATTTGCTTAAAAAGCTGCTGTCTTTCCGGAGAGATAGAGATTGGGAGATGTTTCACGATCCCAAAAACCTAAGCATGGCATTATCGATTGAGGCGGGTGAGTTAATGGAGCATTTCTTATGGATAGATAAAGACCAGATTAAGAAATTCGACATTGATAAGATACAGAAGATTTCCGAAGAGATTGCTGATGTTTTTATTTATCTAGCCTATTTATCTCATGGACTGAACATAGATATTGAGAACGCGGTAGAAAGAAAAATAGTTATGAATGCCGAGAAGTATCCAGTGTAAGTTGTTAGCAATAACAAAGCATTGCTAAGAAGCGAAGCATATTATTTGGAACAAGAAGCTATCAATGACGTCAACAAACTAATTGGTTTTGATAATATGGAGGAATAGTGAGGTTATTTAAAGTGAACTCTAACAGATCACTAAGCTCAGTAAAAGAGACAGAAATATCCAGAGAAAAGATTATGCAAGAGATAACAGAAAAAAATCTACCACTGATATTCGGTTTGGATTTTGTATGCTCAGAGTTTTCGGTTGATATTTTCCGCTTAGACACTCTCGCTTTCGATCCAGAATCTCGGTCCTTTGTAATCATAGAATATAAGAAAACTGAAAACCGAAGTGTTATTGATCAGGGTTATGCATACTTAGGGAAGATGTTAGATCGTAAAGCCGACTTTGTACTCCAATACAATCTTGTTAATAAAAAAAACCTGCAAATAAGTGACATTGATTGGGCTCAATCAAGAGTGTATTTTGTCTCTACAGCATTCAATAGTTACCAGCTAGGATCTCTGATTTTCAATGATCTGCCAATCTCTTTATGGGAGATCAAGTTTTACTCAGACAACCACATATCATATAGAAGAATTGACTACGGGAGATCAGGCACAAGTATTAAGAAGCTTTCTCCAATCGATACGAAAATCAGCAAAGTAACTAAAGAAATTGTGGTTTATACAGAAGAAGACCATCTAAAGAGAGCAAACGAGGATGTAACCTCACTTTATGAAACACTCAGAGATGAGATTATCGTCAAATGGAACTTAAACATCGAACCTAAAAAGTTATATATAGCGTTCAAAAGAAACACCAATATTGTGGATATTGAAATTCAAAAATCGAAGTTGAAGTTAACCTTAAATGTATTGAAAGGCCATCTGGTTGATAACCTTGGCTTAGCAGAGGATGTTTCTGGTAAGGGCAAATGGGGGAATGGTGATTATCAGATTACAATGAAAGATGGTTCAAGTATTTCTTACATCCTAAGCTTGATTGAGCAGTCGGTTAAACTGCACTCATAATTGAAGTAAGAGGGTTGTGGCAACTATGATTGAAAAAATTAACTACATCGATAACACAGGACTCTTTATTAGAATGAGCGGGGCAGCCAACGTTGAGTTAAAGCGATTAAATCTGATATATGCTGAGAATGGAAGGGGTAAAACAACCATATCTGCTATTCTTAGATCTTTGATGTCTGGGGAACCGATTCACATTAACGAAAGACGTAGCATAGGTAGTCATTCTAATCCTCATGTAGTACTCACATGTGAAGGAAATCAAACTATCCAATTCCAAAATGGCACATGGACAAGGACCGTACCAGAAATTGTGATTTATGATGACGTCTTTGTTGCCAATAATGTTTGCTCTGGTTTGATGGTCGATCCAAGTCATCGGCAGAATCTGCATGAGTTGATAATAGGCGAGCAAGGAGTAAGTTTAAACAGGCAGTTAAATGAGTACATTCAGCAAATAGAAGACCACAATCGAGAACTCCAGAGATTATCGAGTCTGATTCCAACAGAATCGAGACATGGGTATAGTGTTGATGATTACTGCAGTTTACCCAATGAAGATGATATAGATGCAAAAATCACTGTTGCTGAAAGAAATCTGTTGGCTGCTCAAAACGCTGCAGAAATCTCGAGTACTGCTCCATTTACACCCATTCAATTACCTGAGTTCAATCAATCGGCTTACACAGATTTGCTCTCTTCGTCATTGGATACGCTAGATTCAACAGCACTGCAATTAGTTAAGGATCATTTTGGTAAGTACTCACCTAGTCCAGAGCTTTGGATTTCTCAAGGAATGTCATTTCACCAAGCAGTTCCAGTAGAAAGTGATGATGAAATCTGCCCATTCTGTTCTCAGCCTATAGAAGGATCAAGTATTCTCATGCATTATCGAGCATATTTTAGCACAGAATACAAGCATTTTATAAAGGAAATAAGTGAGGCAAGAACCCAGTTAGACACTCAATGTGGAGAAGAGAAACTTATTGCGTTCGAGAGAGCGATAAGGTTATATAATGAAAAGCGGCTGTATTGGTCAAAGTTTACCAATGTACCCGAAATCCTATTCGAAAGCGAATCTTTAGTTAGTAGTTGGAAAACCCTTCGAGATATGATTAATTCGAAACTGATGATCAAGCAGTCATCTCCTCTAGATATCGTAACTTTCACTGAGGAAGAAATTGTTTTATTCTCAGATTACGAAGCTAATCGCCACAAAATTGATGATCACAACCTACAAGTTACCCAGATTAATGAAGAGATAAATACTATCAAACAAAGAACAGGAAGTGCTGATATCTCACCACTAAACAGAGATCTCAGTAGACTTAAGGCAATAAAAACTCGTTACTCGCATGATTTATCACAGACCTGCGAGAGCTACCTACAAGAGAAAACTAACAAGCTGACAACTGAAAGTTTGAGAGTTACGGCAAGAACAAATCTTCAGAACTACAGGGAAAGCGTTTTCCCGAGATTTGAGGTAGCAGTTAACGACTATCTGCAAGTTTTCAATGCAGGATTTAAACTGTGCAATGTTACTCCTGCCAATATTCGGGCTGGATCGACCTGTAATTACGGAGTGTCTATAAATAACACTCCAGTGTCGATAACCTCAGAGCCTGGTGCTCATGCGTTTCATAACACTCTCAGTTCAGGAGATCGTAATTCCTTAGCGCTAGCTTTTTGCTTTGCCACTCTGAGAGATGACCCCGACCTCAGAGATAAAATTATCATTATTGATGACCCGGTATCAACTCTTGATGAGCATAGGACTCTATCGACTGCTCAAGAGATTCGTAGGTTAGCCAGTCAAGCCAAACAAGTGATTGTGCTGTCACACAGTAAATCATTTTTATGTAGTATCTGGACTGGCGCAGATCGTGATAACAGTGCATCAATACAGATAATCAGAGATGGAAGCAACTCAACAATAACTGATTGGAATGTAGATAATGACTCATATACGGAGCATGATAGGTTGTTTGGGTTATTAGATGCCTATGTTAACGGGGAAAGAGTAAATATTAGAGACGTTGCAATTGCTATAAGACCATATCTTGAAGGATACTTAAGAGTGCGATGTCCGAAGTACTTCATTCCCGGTAGATTACTTGGTCCTTTTATTAGTATGTGTAGACAGAGAATTGGCACAACCGATCAGATAATGAACGAGCATCAAATCAATGAATTAGATAATCTCAAGGAATATGCAAATACATTTCACCATGATACAAATCCAAATTGGCAAACAGCAGATGTAAATGATGGAGCATTGAGTGGGTTCGTAAGAAGAACAATCTCTTTTACTACTTCGTAGAGGATTTGTGTTTATTACTGAAGAAAGGAGCTAAGTATGACAGCGTTTATCCCAATTGAACAGTTGCTCATAAGGCTAGAAAGAGAAAAGCAAGACGATGACGTAGCGTTTTTTAATACCCTTATGTACATAAGTGAGATGTTTATCAAAGTAGTTACATTGTCAGTTGCATCATTTGTCAGTAATAGCCCTGATAGATATCGATATCGAATCTTATATAAGCTTGTCCGCGCTGATGGTATAGGAGAGTGGGTAGGGTGCTTTAGAGAGATGCTATACGGCCCAACTCTTCAGTATCTTGAAGACGTAGCCCATCCGTACTTCAATATTTATAAGGATAAGGTCACAGCTGGACTCTGGCAGTATGACGTTGTTAGCAATATTCATGAAGTACTTAGTATAATGGGGTTTAAAAAAGAGAAACTGGGACCCACGACAACTTGTTACCAATGGTTTGAAGATTTTGCATTGTTCAGGAACAAGACAAGAGGTCATGGAGCATTAACAAGAAGGCAGTGTATTGATTTTTCAAAAAAAATCGAGGCGTCTATAACAAGTCTAGTTGAACATGCAACCATCTTTGAGCTCCCTTGGGCGTATCTTCATAGGAATTATTCTGGTAAGTATAGAGTTTCATACATAAGTAACAAAACCCAAGATTTTGATTATTTAAAGGGCAGTAATGATGAGAATTATGCAGATGGAGTGTATCTATTTTTAGATAGACTTCATAAAATAGACTTGCTCTTCTCGGATGTCGATTTAAGCGATTTTTGGATCGCAAATGGCTGTTTTAAAAAGGACACCTTCGAGATTTTGTCATATGAGTCAAATTCGAGTATTGCAGTTGATAACTCGCAGTACTTACATCCGATCGAAAGTCTCCCAAACAGTGAAACTCAAGGACTGAGCGGTCTTGGAGTAACTAACAATTGCTTTTCAAACATCCCACCTAATAAGAATTTGTATATCACGAGAGAGAAACTGGAAAAAGACCTTCATGAACAGATAACACTTACTGATAGACACCCGATTATTACTCTCTCGGGACCTGGCGGTATTGGCAAAACGACTCTCCTTATTAATGTTCTGTTGAAAATTATGCAAGAAGAAAGCAATCCATTCACCTGCATGATTTGGTTTAGTGCGAGAGATATAGATTTACTGTCCGTTGGACCTAAGTGGGTGAAAGCTCATCTCGTTACTAAAGAAGCTTTCGCAAAGGAGTACGTGAATCTTATATCTCCTGCAGAAGCAAAACAGAAAGGTTTCTCTGAAATAAAGTACTTTTCTGAGCATCTGGCGTGTAGCCCAATTGGATCTACTTTATTCGTATTTGATAATTTTGAAACAGTGGTCGATCAAAAAGCTGTGTACATCTGGCTAGATACATTCGTAAGATTACCTAATAAAGTGCTTATAACTACAAGAACAAGGGACTTCAAGGCAGACTATCCCTTGCAAGTAAAGGGCATGAATAAAGATGAAGCATGGCAACTTATGGATGCGATATCATTGTCGATGCCTGATTCTCGTAAACCCATGAAGTCTGTTTATGATGAGATTTACTCAAACTCAAATGGGCATCCATACGTGATTAAAATGTTGCTTGGCGAGTGCTATTTGACTAATGTAAAGGAACCGAGAAAAGTGCTCGAGTCAAAAGATGAGTTGTTGACAGCTCTATTCGAGCGTACATTTGATAATCTGTCACCGTTAGCAAAAAGAATCTATATGCTACTTAGTAATTGGTATTCGATCGTGCCCGTAATCACAATTGAAGCAATATATTTAAGCACATCAGATACGCCACTTGACGTTAGATCAACTATAGACGAATTGATTCATTCATCTTTCGTAGAAGAAGTGGTTTCAGAGGAAGACAACCAAGTATATATTAATGTGCCTTACGTTTCTTCTGTATTCGGGAAAAAGAAACTTAAAGTAAGCCCTATGAAATCTTCGGTAGAACTTGACTCGGAGTACTTAAGATTGTTTGGTCCTATTAACAAGTCAGATTTGAGCAAAGGGATATTCCATAAATTTGAAAGATTCGTAAGCAAACTTGCTAAACTAATCGTTACTGAAGATGATTTCAATAAGCATCTTCCACTCCTTGAAATACTAGCACGCAGGATATCATCAATATGGGTATTGATATCTCGCCTGAATAAAGAAATCTTTGAGAATTATTACGAAAAGTCAAAAGAATACTGCTTAAAGTACTTAGAAAGCCCAGATGGAGTATTCCAAGTTAGGGCGATTTGGGAAGAATTGATATATATGAGCTTCTCCAACAAACGATACAAAGATGAAATTCATTTTCTTGTAGAATTATCTTCTCTTGATGATGCTGACTTAGAGCTTATAAGTGAAAACGCCCGTCGAATGAGTAACACCATAAAATTGATGAAAAATGATGGGCAGGCAATTGAATACGATGAGAAACAATATCAAATAAAAAAACTCATATCTCTATTCCAAAATTATGCCGATGAGTTTGATGCAGATGATTGCTCAAGGATATCATGGCTATACAGTTTAGTTGGTGATACTAAACAAGCTGAGTTATATGCTGATAAAGGACTAGCGATTGATGAAGACCATGCGCATTGTAACAATATCAAATCATACTACACTAACCAAGAGAAGTAATTATTTATATAATAAAACTACTCATTAGTTTATAGAGATGAATGGAGAGTTCTTTCATTATTTTTAATGATGAATTGTAATAGTTCTACACTTCCAATGAAACGGTGGGAATGGAGTATGCGCTCCGGAGACACCTACCGGATTCATCTCTGAGTCATATTCGATTTGATCGTCCTTGATCCAAGGGGCAAGGGCTTTGATGTATTCACGGGCATCATCCAGGCTGTTGGACTTGGTGTCCAGAGCCATGAGGTTGTCCATCACCTCGATTGCATCGTTTAGTGGATAGACCTTGTCTTGGGCAGCCAGAGCCCGGCAGATATCACTGGTACGGTCATCCAGGATCACCACAAGCTTGTAGTATCTGGCTTTGGCTTTCTTATAACCTTGCAGCCTTCCGAATTCCCTGATTCTTAGTGCTGTATGCTCTGCCAGTCCCTGCCAGTAGTTGGATGATCTATTGGCAAGATCATTGAACTGGGCTTTGAGAGTATCTGCCAGCATCTCTTTGGTATATCCCTGTTCGATGGCTTTGGATAGGGTATCTGCAAAGTTCTGCCGGACATCGGCTTCAAAGTGATTACCGATCCAGAACAACTGCTGCTTCTGGATAGTCGAGGAGAGATGCTGATCTTCAATGCCCCAGAGTCCGATGCTGGTCTTGGTCGGAGCTTGCACTTGGGTGTCCTTGAGTCCGAGCCGCACACAGCGGTCTATTATCGCCTTGGTGGGCTCATTGACCAGTGCTGCGAAGTCATCTCCCAACTGGGTATTAATGATGCCCATAAGCTTGTCTATGGATTCCTTGTTGATCTTCTCAGCTCGGGGCGTGTCACTCAACATCTGGATGGCAAGCCTGGCAGCATCCTTTATCTCGGTCTTCCAGGCATTGTTGAGGACCCGGTAGTACTCAAGCATGAGCTGATCGTAGTAGTTCATTAGAAACTGAACCTCCGGACCTTGACTCTATTCCTGCCAATATCGTATTCTGAGAACCTCTCCAGACATCCTGCCAGAGCATCACAGGCATCGATATAGCCATCTGGATAAGTGAGGAACTGACTGATTAGAGTAGGAGTATCCTGTCCCTCGGGGAAAAGCACCTTGGCCGTCTCGATGATGGTCTCAGTGCGTTCTATTCGCAGGTTTTTGTTATCCTTATTGTCTATTCGCTTGATTCTATGGCTTATCGGTGGCAGAAGATTGTCAGTAGCCCACCGATCGAAGTCGGCAAGGATACGTGCCTGACCATAGGTAGTTTCACAGGCTGCTCTAGCTTTCACTCTATAGATACGGTCAAGCTCTTGGTATGCATCATAGTAGTATCTGAAGAACTTGGTGTTCTCAGTCTGACGTATCCAGACGTGGATCACATAGTACCTGTTTCCATCGTAACCAATGGATATAACAGCCTTGTAACAGCCCTTCTCTCCCCAAGCAGGATCGGCATAAAGCCAGACACGCTTTATCTGGGAAGGTTCCGGTAGTGTTCTATACTTGTTGAACCAATGATTCTTGAAGATGTTACCTTCGATTACCGGCTGTCCCAGCATCTCTCTTTGATAACCGGTATGCCCGAACTTGGCTCGCAGGTTTGGCAGAGTGGCAGTAGGGTACTGCTCCTCCCAGATGGACTTGCCATGCATATCTTCGAGAGAGAAGCGCAATATCGCCTTTTGGTGGGTCTTTAATGCAATCTGGTGGGTAACGTCCAATTCTGGATTATCTGCCCGTAAATCGCCTAATATGAGCTCCTGAAACTGGCAGATGGAGTAATTGGGATGTACAAGGTTACCGAGCCAGACGATCTTGCCATTTCCCTCGGGTGAGAGTGCTCCGGCAAGCTCCTGGGTGATCTTCTCCATCCTACGCTTGCCAATAGACTGATTTCCCATGTTCTCTTCTTTATCGATATCATCGCAGACAATCAGTCCGGGTCGCTTGGCAGTCTTGGGATTGATAGTTCCACGATGGGACTGCTTGATACTCCTGGCTCGTATCCTGGCTTTATTCTTGAGATAGAAGTCCAGATCAAAGGCATCCACAGGCTGCAGCTCTGGATAGTCCATTGTGAGCCGCTTATTATTCTGCAGTTCATGTAAGGTGAAAGCTGTGCGCTCCTGTGCCAGATCTACGTCTGCGGCTGTATGGATTATGTAACGTTCTCCTTTGATGATTCTCCAGATCGGATAGACCACTCCCAAGAGTACCGTTTTGCCCAGCCCACGAAAACCTGTGATTCCGATGATGCCTGAGCCCTTATCAGTCTCATCGAACATAGTCTCATGTGCTGGGCAAAAAGGTAGTGGGAAGATATGCGGAAAATAGGTATGGCAGAAGAACGAGAATGCATCCCATCCATCTGCTGTGGTGCGTTTTATCCTCTCAGCTTTGGCTTCAGGATTATCGTCTATAAAAGGCAAGACGGAGATCGTTTTGGATGCGATCTCCGCCAATGCCTTGTTATGCCGTTGGAGGAACTTCTTAGACATAACCGGAAAACCCCACCGCCATTTTGGGGTGGCGATGAGGACTATGTAGGATGGCAGGAAGGTGCGGGGCAGGAGGCAACAGCCCCGCACAGGCTGTCGGGTTTGGAGGGTCTATGTAGGCTGTAGGAATGTACTTAAGCATTTCTGACTCTCAGATACTCAGCCAGATCGATTACGATGCCGTTAAACTGCTTGAGCAGGGTCTCATGCCCTTTCTCGATCATGAAGTCGGTAACTTGGTCAAGGAAGCGTACGATGTAGTCGTTCAGCTCCTTGGAAGGCTCGGAGTCCTTCTGGTTCTGTTTGATGAGTGAGACTAGGCTCTGCAGAGCGGTATCTGCCGGGTTCTTGGCATACTCTCTGAGTGCCTGGATGAGCGCTTTCTTACGGGCTAAGCTAATCTCATGGTCAAGCTTGCGCTCTTCTTTGAACAGCTCTGCCCACTTGCCGGATTTGATCCACTTGCGGACGGTGATATCTGAAACTCCGAAGATCACCGCCAGCTCAGTGGGATCTGTCTTGCCGTTCAGATAGGCATCTCTGCAGTTATCCCGCTTAATTCGGAACTCAAGAGCGTTACTCATACTCAGGGCGTACCTTGTGGCTTTCCAGATATTTGTTAATGTCTTTTCCATGAACCCGGAGGGGTCCCTTATCACTTATGCGGTAAGCGGGGAGAGGATCAGCTATGTTATTGATCATACGATATACGGTGGAGCGGTCGACATTCAGCATGTCGGCTATCTCATCCGGTCTATAGTAGCGGTCATTGAAACTGTCCACGTTTACCTCGTTATCTTGTATCATTTCTGCGGTCATCATCTTTAGCCCCTTGCTTTCGTCAAAAACTGCTGCATAAGGATGCGACAGTATCAAAGAGCACTGAAGTTCAGTACTACCTTGTTGTAGTTCCCGGCTTCATCCCTGACGGAGAAAGAGATGTACTGTTTAGTAGAGGTTACAGTGATCGCTTTATCGATCAGTTCCATCGCTTCCTTCCAGATCGGGTCTTTGATCTTGTAGCGGCGCAGGGCGAAGATGCGATAACGGGCAAGCTGACCCCGCTTATCGACTTGGAAAGCTTCATTGATGATAGCCTTAAGATTGTCATTGGAGTTCTCAGACCAGGCTTTGATACACTCGTCTATCTTCTGCTTGGCAAGTTGCAGCTCAATTCCGAACTGTATCTTCTCCCGGTAGCGGATTTCGATCTTGTATTTTTCATCAAAGGTAAGCAGCAGGGCATTACCCTTCCATTCGACATTGTTCTTTTTGGCAACATCGTTCAGATAATCTTCCACTATCTTGATGATGCTATGTTTTTCTTTGATGATGTGCTCGTGCAGTTTGAGTGCACGTTCCATCGCTTTGCTAACGGCTGCTTCTCGATCCAGGATGTCTTGATTGAGCACTTTAACGGATATCTCCCGTCCTTGTGCATCGGTTAGGGTGCGGTCTTTACCGTT